CCGTCTTGGCCGTCGTTACCATTCGTACCGTCTTGGCCGTCGGCACCTGGAGGTCCTACTAAACTTACTCCAGCAGGCCAACTTACTGTAGCCTTAGGACCGAAAAACATGTTTGTTACAGTATTGATGTAGAAATCTCCGTCTACACCTTGTGTTGTTGGATTTACTGGTCCATTGAGAATCGTATTACCATTCGTGCCATCAGCTCCGTCTTGACCGTTCGTCCCGGAAAGAATTGTTCCACTCCCTGGCCATTGTCCAGGTATTGGCTGGCCTTTGGGCCCAAAGAATTCTTTTGTTGTCGTATTGAAGTAATAGTCGCCATCAACTCCTTCGGTGGTTGGATTGACTGATCCGCTAATAATTGTCGCACCAGGAGCACCGTCTTGGCCATCAGCACCATCGGCTCCTGGAGGTCCTTGAAGGGAATAAACAGAAGGAGGCCATTGGCCCGGTGTTACCTGTCCTTTAGGACCATATATATCCCCAGTTGTAATGTCAATGTAAAAATTTCCATCAACACCATCATTAGTATCATCAGGCGGACCACTACCAGCAATAACTCCACTGCTTGTAACTGTCCAAGTTCCATTCGCTTTGGGTCCCGTGATAGTATCATTGGAATCATCGAGGTAATAATCACCATCGTTACCGAGTAAATCACTTGGAGGACCTGTCCCGATAAGCACAACAGTGTTTATGTCTGTTCCGTTCAAAGTTGTAACAAGACCTCCCCATGTCTGATCAACCTTCGGGCCAATAATCTGTCCTGTGGTGTAATTCAGGTAATAGTCATCGTCGTTACCTGTGTCATTGTTTAGATTCGTAGGTGTCATGATGATGGCTTTGGTTGTTGCACCAATAAGATAAGTTTTGTAAAGATACTTCTGTGTCGGAGTTGTTGTGTCGGCGAGCTTTAAGACAACTCTGGTCCCGTCTCCGCTAATACGAACACGATTGTCACCACCTGTTCCAAGAGCTTCGTTAGTCGTGTTGCTGAGCAACACCTTTCCTCGCGAAGTCCAAATGTCATTCAAAGAGTCGTAGTCATAGCACAAAAAGTATTGGAAATCATTCGCGATAGTGTATGTTCCAATGCTTATTCTTTCTCCAGTTGACGACAAATCGACGTGATTACCCATTCCGGTAAAGAAGATATTGCCATCGGGATCGAAGGTTTTGACCGGAACATAATTACCCAATGTAAGTTTAAATACTGTAATTCGGTTGTAATTGTACCTTGAGACAATTGTGTTGTGATCATTTGTCATCGCTGTTTCGTATTTCTGATAATACGCCACCGAAGGAGGAACTGTGAAGTCAATGGTATCAAACAAGTCAATGGTTGATGTTCCAGAATTGTAATGGTAGATCCAAATCTTATCAGTACCTTGGACAATGAAATAATTAGGATCGGTTGCATTGGAGATTATAAATCGACCAAACACATTAGCATTTTCGATGGTTCCATAAAAACCTTCGGTGCTGTTTGTAAGTGTTTGACCGGTCTGTACCCAAGCACTACCATTGTAGTCGAACATTTTGACGTATCCACCATAACCGTTCCAACCACTACCAGAAGGAACGTAACCAGGTCGAGCCGATGGATTACCAATTTCTCCACTAACAAATACTCGGTTACCGCTAAGAGAAATTGCAACACCTTTACCAAATTTATAAGAAATCGAAAAAGTCGATGTTATACTTCCACCTTTCTGTGTCCAACTAACACCATTGTATGTATATACCACGGCTTCAAGTACGGAAGGATTACCAATCACAATTGAGTTACCATCTTCAGACAATGCGAAAAGTTTATGACTTATAAGCCCTTGACCAAAAATGTTTATGGAGACATATGGCGGACTATTTTCGTTCCAAGTGTCATTGAGTGAATCGTATTTGAAAACTTTAATTCGAAACAGTGTATTATGAGGATTAACCGCTGCTGGATCTAGAGGATCAGTGACGACAAAACACGCGGCCACAGTAAATCCATCATCACTGATTTGTACATCAGAATATGGCTTCAAATTGTTTGCATCATTATTTGGATCAAGGATGGTTGAACCGTATTCTTGGAAGACAGTTGTAGTCATTTTTAATTAAGTGTTAATACATACAGAAACTTTGATTGACTTTGGTTTAGAAGTTCTTGGAATGATATATTAATTTTATTCCCTACTTTATGAGTGAATCGGTTTAGTAACGATTCTAATTAGTAGTTTGTAACAATGATTGTAGTTAATGAACAAAATTTGTTCATTATTCTTTTTGAATCACTATTCAGCTGCTGCGCGAGCTCGCGCAAGACTTCTAATCGAACTTCGCCGCGGAGCTGGACTATCTGATCTACGCGAACTTGTGATTGATTTGCAACAAGGACCAGTGCATCCTTGATCAGAACTTTCAACCGGATCATCACTACTATCGGTATCATACGAATAGTCGTCGTCTTCATAATAATTACCTTGGATCAGACGTTCATCTAAAGTCCATGTATAACCGCAGAACTTTGCGAACTCAGTACTTCCGTGATCGCAATCACGTCCATTTTGACGACACTTATCAGCGCCATACATGCAACAAGAAAACTGACGGCAATCACCATTGTGCTCAAGTGTGATACCACACTTAGGGCAATCAAATGTTCGAACAACACAACTGTCACAGTTGTCGGGAAGTAACATTTCTTTTTCTGTGTTGTCTCCACAAGTGGAGTCGAGACTTCGAACACCACAGACAAAGATTTTCCGGCAAGGCTTACAAATCTTATGGTAAGAATTTTTGTCAAGCTTCTCAATCTCCTTTGTTGTCATAATCCTTCCCTTCCGGTTAGGGTCAAGACCCCTAATGTCCAACTCGCCTCGGCAATTAGGACACTTATTCCTTGCAGCAGAAATGACTGTACCATAAGGTTGAGTAACCCAACCAGAAATACAAGATTTATGAAATTGTGCTCCACAAGAATGCGAGTAAACTTGACCACAGAAATTGTGACAAATTGCACATGCATAGTCTGGAGACCTTGTATCAGCCATCAGAGTATCAAAATTAACCTTGTCAAGAAGTAACTTCATCCCACCTTCTGAGTTCACAAGAAACTTCAGAAGAATCTTTCGATCTGTTGTTGCTTCAAAAATTTCTTGAATTACTTGTTCCGGAAATCCTTTCCGTTGACAATACTCTAAGGCTGAAATTCCGTTACGATCAGGTCTGTCGATACCACAATCACCAGTTGCTATCAAAGCTGAAATAACATCATACCATCTCAGCTCACAAGCAAGATCAAGTGCAGACTTGTTGTTTCGTCCAACGAATGAAGGATTGGATTGACCTGACTTAATTAAATCGAGTGCTAAGAGTCGTTCATTTTTCTCAAAAGCCATTAATAGAACTGTTCGATTAACATAAACAGCACCTGGATTTGCCTTACCTGTTTCGAGTAAAATCTTTGCAGCACTTGTATTTCTACTTTCACAAGCAACAACTAAAGCTGTTCTACCACCATGACTCAAAGCACCTGGATCAACTTCACCGGTTTTGATAACAGCTCGCATAATTGCTGGACTATTTCTTCGAGCTAAATGCATCAAAATAGTTTCACCATCTGAATAAGTCTTCTTAAGATCTGCAAAACCCATTTCCATTAGATCAAGTGCAATACTCATGTTGTTGTCACAGGCTAAAGAAAATGCTGAACTTTGGTTCATTTTGCTAAATGCGGTAGGATTAGAATTTCCTGTTTTGAAGATAGCATCAGCAACATCAATAAGCTTCTTGTCACATGCTATCATTAATGCTGTTTGACCATATATCTCTGTTGCATCTGGACGAGATTTACCTGTCTTCAAGATATCAAGAGCAATACCTGTCAGACGATATTCGCATGCCACCATAAGAGGTGTTCGTCCATACTGATCAGCAAGACCGAAATCAACTTTTTCTGGGCGTGCTACCAATGCTTCAATAACTTGGATCATACGCTTTTCCAAAGCATAAGTCAAAGGTGTATAATAACCGCTAACTTCATTAAGATCAAATTGACCACCGATAATGTATTCGAGAGCCCTTGTTGAAGATCTTCTGAGAAGAGCGTCCCAAAGAGTTTTCGCGGGGTGTGTGTAAAATATCGATGTAAAGTGTTTGTGATTTTTACACAATTCAGTTTTAGAACCCCAAATAGCTTCAGCCTTACACTGACGAGATTTGGAATCGATGTAATATGAACACTGGACCATGACTAAGGTTTTCTGGTTTTACAATTGTATATTCTAATAAGTTCAATTTAAGAAACCAATGGTTTCCGAGAATTGGAGTTTGTTACTCAACTGATGGAAATTCAAAAATATTTGTGTGAGTCATTGTTCACACAGCCTATTTCGGGCTTCGCCAGCCTTGATTTTCCTCGAGTAAAAAATCATAAAAATTACTAAAATATTGATTTTAACAGAAATGTATTCTTAAACGTTTTAAGAATTTTTTGGTAGCAATGAAATGTTCACAATGAAATGTTCACAATGAAATATTCACAATGAAATATTCACAATGAAATATTCACAATGAAATATTCACAATGAAATGTTCGTAATGCGAACATTAATTTAATTTAGTTTATGATCCCCATTGCGCATCATCTTGACGCCAATCTGCTCCACCGGTCCAACCTTTGCCAGTTGGCGGAAGCACATTAGGATCTTGATACCGCTGTTGTCTTTCTGCTTCGGCTTTAGCCACAGGTGGACGATATTTCTTTTCGGCTTCTCGATAATTTCTTTCAATTTCTCGAGATTTTTATCCAATTCTTTAAATAATTTCTTAAGACGTTTAATTTCAACAGTATTGCCTTTTCCTTGGGCTTTCCAAAGTTGTTTGCTTAAGTTATTATAATCATTGCTGATGCTATTGAGTTCATGCTCCCAATATACAACTTCATTGGGTCTTCGGTCAACAAACATTTGGTCGTTCATAGTCAATTTAGAACAATCAAAGATATTTTTAAGAATTCAATTTCTACTCGTCGAACAACAGAGTCCTTATTCTAATCATCACAAACAAGTTTACTAAGGTTTAGACGTTAAAGCCTATAGCACAGTAAATTTATAAATTATTCTCCTTGTAAAAAAAAGTTATATTAGCGTCTAAAAATGATTGAGTATTGCCCAGTCTGTGATCATCCTTTTGGACGTGCCAACCAACGCATCCGTGTCCCGAGCCGAAATGGCGGGAATGTAGCCATGAACATCTGTGGACCTTGTTTCACCCAAAAGATGCAGAAGGCATCCAAGGCTGAGTGGGAGGCTTATTTCGCGGCTCACCCCGCGGCTCCTCGTTCCGCGAGCCCAATGGCTGCTTCTCCTCGCCGATCCCGGTCACCTCGTCGCGCTGCCAGCCCAGCCCGTGAGGGTTCACCTGCCAGGGCTGGTAGCCCTGCCCGTCGGAAGTCGCCCCGGAAGTCTCGTTCCCCGCGTCGGTCTGCCTCTCCGAAGCGCACGGTTTCGAAGTCGCCTAAGCGTGCTGCCTCTCCGAAGCGCACGAAGTCCCCGAAGCGCACAGCTTCTCCCAAGAGGTCAAAGCTGTCTCGCGCCGCGTCCCCAGCTCGTGCTGCCTCTTCTCCTAAGCGTGCCGCGTCCCCGCTAGCGTTGATGTCTCCCAAGCGGACCAAGTCACCTCGTAAGACCCGTTCGCCGAAGAAGGTGAAGTCCCCGAAGCGCACAGCTTCTCCCAAGAAGACCAAGTCGCCGAAGCGTTCGAAGTCTCCTCGTAAGACCCGTTCTCCGAAGAAGACCAAGTCCCCGAAGCGCACTGCCTCACCCAAGAAGACGAAGTCGCCGAAGCGGTCGAAGTTGTCTCGCTCGCCGAAGCGCGCGGCCTCCCCGAAGAAGGTGAAGACCCCGAAGGTTGAGATCGAGGTCACCGCCACCGCTTAAGCATCTACATCCGTAGATGCGACTCAGGAGCAGCGTTTGTCGGTGTGAATTGATTTATAAAACAAGGAATCCTTGTTTTGTCAAAACATTCTCTCATCAACACTAACAAAACCTTAACGGTAATGCAATCAGTTTGTCATCGTCAATGTTACAACGATCTTCAAACATTTGCTGATACCGGTAAAGTCAAGAAGACATCATCTTGTTACTTACCGCGTGAAAGAACTTGGACTTGTTATTGGTTTTCTTTAAGAAAGAAGATTAACACAAATCCTGAAAACATTGACTCTTTCAAGGAAGAAGCACTTACTGCCGATTTCTTTATTTCAGGCCATCAACCCGGAATGGCGTTAACTCTAGATCCATGGAATATTCCTGAGAATCGGACAATTGTTTGAAACATGGAATGATCTTACTAAGATCATTCCGTTCGCGATAAACTAATTAGGAGGAGACAAGTTCAAATAGATATGTTCAAGTTGATCATAGATATCCTTCTCAAAGTTCTCACTGTTTGGATCAAGTAAACCAAGCACATCAGTAAGATGTTCATTGTCTTCACGTCCATCCCAAATCTTGATGTACTTAGCGTCAGTCTTGGAGTAACCATGGTCTTGTCTGAAGTGGTTAAGAACATTCTTTCCAATGTACTTCACATAAAGACTTTCGAAAGAGAGATCTGTAACAGCAACCAATCCCCAGAAACGACTTAATGGAAACTTGTGCGTCTTGAGAACATCTAAAATCAGACCTTCAGTTGCAATCATGATTTTCTCTGGCTTTTCCAAGTAAGGGCTTACTAGTTGCTCTGTTGAAAACGACTTTACCAACATGTCAGCAGCAGTGTCAAGACTATGCTCTTGAAGCATCATGCTCATTCCTGTATGAAGAATATCAACAACTTCTAATTGAACTTGAGCCAAGTTTGTTTGGGTATCTGACCACCATTTCCATGCACAATGATCAGTGAGTTCAGAACACTCTTTCAAAGTTGCTCGATAGAATGGATAGTTTTGAGATCTCCATTGTGGATGAATCTTTGCATTGAGGATGTCTTGGAGTTCAAGAAGCCTGAGAAATCGAGTCTTGGTTGGAAGCATTAATCGTTTTGCAATTTGCTTTCGCGATTGTGAAGAATGTAGTTTGGAAAGACTTTGAAACTTATTAAGTTTCAATTTGTTTTAAGATTCTTAGTCGGAACTCGAACTGCTTAACGTTCAAAGACGCATTAGAATCACTACAATGCGTGATCTTCCTCGTTGGGTTGAAGTTGCTGCAAGACCTGCAATGTCGTATATTACTTGACTTGCAATTCGATCAAGATCGGTGTCGTCAAGAACCAAATGTGGTTATTAACTCAGGAAGAACAAGTTCGGGAAGAATTGTTATTTCACGAGGTCCTTGAACTGAACGCAGGGGCGTCAATCCGCTGACGCTTAGCGAAGCCATGACGTTTGAAATTCCAATTTCACGTTCTATTTCAGCTACCGTTAATCCAGCACCTCGAAGATCTGTTGCTCTAGTTGCACCGGTAGGGCCACGTGGGCCTCGACGTTCAGGTACTGATTGTTGCATTTGATCACCTCGAAGGGTCCACCGATGTCCACAAAACCTTGCAAACTCACTTGACCCGTGATCGCACTGACGGCCTCCTTGAGTTCGTCTTTTGCAGTCGTCAGTTCCATACTGACAACAGGTAAACTCGCTGCATCCACCAGAATGTTGAAGAGTCATGCCACAATTTGGGCAATTAACTAGTCGTTGGTGACAAGAATCACACTGATCTGGAAGACTAGACCCATCTCCAACACAACTTTTGTCACCAGCATCGAAGACCTTCTTGCACTTGGCACAGATCTTGTACCATTTCTTTTCGAAATTACAGAGTACAAACTCTTCGTGTGTCAAAAACTGGCCAGGAGCTGTGGAAGTGTCCGGCTTAAACGATTCCGCAGAAAAGTCCAGGAAAGCGCGACAATTAGGGCATTGACTTTTCGTTCCAAGGATTGTTGACTTCAACGGATGGGTTGCCCATGTGGAAATACATTTGGGATGAAACTTGGCCCCACAAGAATGAACATAGATCTCGTCACAGAAGTTTTGACAAATGGCACAAGCATAATTGTCGTTTTCAATCGCGGCAACGAGGTCGCTGCTCTTAACGATCGAAGAGAGTATTTGTTTTCCGACAGCAGACTTAGAAAGAAAACGAATTTGGGAGGTAACATCAGTTGAAACCTTAAAAACGTCCCAAGCAATACTACTCAGTGCAGGAGTGTCTTCACAAATCTCAAGTAACGTTTTTCCACGATACTGTGTTCCCAAGTTGAATTCACCAACCTTGACTAGTTCAACAATAACGTGATTGAGACGATTCTGCACAGCGCACGACAACGCAGTTGTCCCGTTGTTACTTACTTTCCCGAGATTGCTTTGTCCTGTTCGAATGAGTTCTACAGGGATACTAAGTAGATTCAAACGACAAGCAAGAATCAAAGCAGTATCTCCGTCTTCATTTGAAGTTGAAATGTTACAATTCCCGGCTTGAATCATATCATGACTGATTTTTGTCCATTTCTTCATAATTGCCAACATCAAAGGAGTATTACCTTTGCTAGTTGTATGAGTCAGATCAGAGTTACCTGGTTTCAAAAGTTCAACAATAACTCGCTGAAGTCCACCTTGAATGGCCAGCGTCATAGCATTATTCCCATTAGAGTTGACCATGAGTGGAAGACTACGCCCTGTTTGAAGCAGCTTGATTGCCACTTCAGACATTTCATGTTGGATCGCTAGAGTCAATGCTGTGTTAGCTGTTCTGTTAACGAATTCGGGACATGCGTTTGGACTGTCAAGGATTACCAATGCTACTGCGGACATGCCTGCCTGGATCACATCGATCAATGCGGTTGAATCGTTGGTATTAAGAATTTCTAAAACATTTCTATCGGCTGCAACTAAAGTTGCAGCAACCGTGTCAAGTTTGTTCTTAACAGCAAGTTTGAAAGCAGTTTCGTTGCCTGGTGAAATGTAACAGAGATTGACTTGCTTTTTGTTAATAATTTCATTTGCAAGAGATGCAAACTTACCTTTAATAGCTAGAAACAACGCAGTTTGACCTGATTTGTTAACAACATCAGGAAAGCAATTCTCTGTTTGCAAAAGTTTTGAAGCAATTGTTGGACTTTGACCTTTGATTGCTGCAATGAGCGCTGTATCACCATTAGAGTCAACGAGAGAAAGGTCACAGAGTTTCTGATCAATCAATTGAGATGCTCTGGTGTATTGACCACGAAGACATTCCTTGATTAAAAGTTCTGGATCTTTTGCAGCTTCCTCTTGTAAAGTTGGTGGGAAGATTACGCGTCCCGGCTTCCTTTGTTCGGCAATAGGAAACTTCGGGGACCTTCCGGTCCCAGATGAACTTTGGCGTCGAATGGCACTGTTGGTCGGAGACTCTGGGGTTGGCTTTGGTCTGATGACAGATCTGAGTATCTTGAACATCGTGAACTGTTTGAAACTTAATGTTCAAATGTATTTAGAAATTCAATTGTTTTGAATTAAACTTTGAAAGACTTTGAAAGATTAATTTATAATTGAACGATCGTTTCTACAAAACATAATAAACAAAACGAACAGCAAGTTCGAAAAATTATATTGATGGCAACGCGTCCTCCTTCAACTGTTCCTTGCCGTAATGGTGATATACTTGTTATTTCCTAAAGAAGGGTTGGTGTCTTTTCCGACACGACCAACCACCTCCAACGGATCAACCTGCTTTCACTCCCCAGAAGAAGATTTGCCGTAGTTGCGGCACATCACTTCTTCCTTTTTCACGAGATAGCTTTTGTAGTGAGTGCCAAGAGCCAACATATTCTTCTCTTCTTGAAATCCCTAAAGATTCCGAGCAAGAGGCTGACAGCAGAGACTTCTCTGGCTAGAATTGAATTAAACAATTTAAAGTTTATAATAAAATCCACTGGATACTATTACTTTACTCCCAAAAGATCTAGGGGTATGACTTAATTGTTTCTTCAATGGAATAATTATTTTTCTATTGTTTTGTATTTCAAATATATTTAGACAATGTCTAAATAATTGATTAAGAATGTTTAAATGAATTATTAATCCACTGAAGCATCTAGAAAAGATCCAATGGTCGTTAAGATTTACCTTGTTGGAGGTTCTGTCAGGGACAAGCTTTTGAAAAGGAATCCAACAGATTTCGACTATGCCGTTGATTGTGAAAACTATCAGGAAATGAGAAATTATGTTCTTGCTAATGGTTACGAAATTTACTTTGAACGTCCTCAACATCGATACATTAAAGCAAGGAAGTCTAACTTCTACTTCGTAGATACATTCTATGATTTCACCATGTGCAGACCAAACATTGACGACCCTGACGGACCTGCTAACATCATGACTGACTTGTCCCGGAGAGACTTTACCATCAATGCAATGGCTCTTGACGAATCCAATCATTTGATCGATCCATATGATGGTATGGTTGATCTCACCGAAGGTATTCTTGATTTCACTGGAACTTCTGATAGAAACATCATTGAAGATCCGCTAAGAATTCTTCGCGCCATTCGCTTCTCAAGTGTCTTTGGGTTTAAACTTTCAGACAGACTAACTGCATCACTTAGAAATTTAGAGGTTCAAGTTTTGTTATCAGGTGTTGACAAGGACAGAATTAGAAAAGAACTGACAAAGATGTTTGCTCATAACACGATTGAAGCAATGACATTTCTTTTTGAAAGCCAAAGGTTACTTAATTTCCCTCAGCTGTTAAACTTTCTCTTTACCAAACCAGGGATCAAACTTATCCCTGTAACGAAAGAGATTAAGATTCCTAGGTGAGCTTTGGGACAAGCAATAGTAATCGAATTTCGATTACTGTATATTTTCAATTATGATATTAATTGGTTCCAGGGATAGACTGACTTACTACTGCTTCAGGCGGGGGAGTCCAACGCCTTCCGATTCCTAGCAGCCAATATTTGTTCTTCGCGGATCCGTTGCATTTCTTGTATCCTTCGCATAGTTTCCAGACGTTTACGATTCTCACAGTTAGGAAGACGACACATAGGATGGGGACAAGAACACTGATGACTTTCTTGGTTAATAGAACGACATTTCATTGGGCCACCAGTCTTACAACCACACTCATGCCCTTGCTTAGCCAAGCAGTCGCCCGGACTATGTTGTTGACAAGTACATTCGTGTTCTTTAGTTCCGTCGTTCATCAAACATCCTTTTGGACCCGGGAGATATCGGCATGCACAAGGATGGACTGTACTCTTACACACTGTGTCCAAAGGACAATGACGTCTTCTTGAGAAAAATCTACAGAAACATACGTGGAAATCAGCGTCAATGCATTCACAAGCTCGAAGCTCATTGTCCATACCAAGTCCACTGTATGCAAGGATACAATAGCATGGCTTCTGAACGACGACGGTATCCATTTTTTGAAGGGAATGCAATTGTATTTTCGAAAAATCAATAATTTAACATTTGTTTGAACAACAAAAAATATTTGTGTGACTCTCTAGTCCTACAGCCATTTTTAAGCGTTTTCTCCCTAACTTTTTCTAGGCTAAATTTTCATAAAAATTCTCATTTTTCACGATTTCGTGGAAGAGTTTTTGAATTAAGCTTTTGGAATATTGAAAAATGAAGGAAATCTAATAAGGAATAAACTTAATACAAAAATTAATGGAAAATCAAATTCTTTCGGGAGATCAAACAGAAGAAATTTGTCTTGCTGCTGTGAAAGTTAATGGCCGTATGATTCAATATGTACGCGACAAAACATACAACGTTTGTATGGCTGCTATTCAACAGAACGGTTTTGCTATTCAATACATCCCAGAAAAGACTTTGGCTTCGCTTGGTATCTCTGGAGGGATACCCTTAGAAATGTGTTTGCTTGCTGTTAGAAGAAATCCACATGCAATTAAGTATATTCCGAATCCACCTTTAGAAGTTCAATTGGAAGTTATCAAGAACAATATTAAAGTTTTTCAAGAAATTGAGAATCCTTCATTTGAACTCTGTGTTGAAGCTTGCAAGATTTCAAATGATGTATTCTTACAAATTAAGAATCCATCAAAAGAATTATGTTTAGCGGTCGCCGCGATTGATGGGCTTTTAGTTAAGCATATGGGCGCTCTTCAAGATGAAACTATTTGTCTTGCTGCCGTTAAACAGAATGTTAATGCTATGGAATACTGCCAATACTTGACACCCGAAATACTTGAATACTTTAAAGATATTAAGAAGCCGTCAGTAAAACTTTGCCTAAAAGTGTTAAACATTGATGGCCTTCTTTTGAAACATATTGTTAGACAGAATATTACTATATGTAAGACGGCTATAAAACAGAATATCTTGGCACTTGAGTATGTTAGAATTCAGACTTCCAAGTTTTGGTTCTTTATGTTAGGTCAAGACGGTCTGCGCTTGCAAAGCATGAAGAATCAAAACTTCAAAATTTGTAAACGTGCCGTGAAACAAAACGGATTAGCTTTAGAATTCGTCAAAGACAAAACTGAAAAACTTTGCATGCTTGCCGTCCAACAGAACGGACTTGCATTGGCTTTCATTGAAAATCCCTCTAACAAAATTCGTGAAGCAGCACGATCCCAGCTCGAATACTCTCGAAAATTAAGTGAGGCTAAGTTAATTGAATCTGAAAATGTTGAAAGCAATTAAGAAATGCCTGTCTGTAAGAGTTGTGGTGAAGAAGGTTCAGAGTTTTGTAAATTTTGCAGATATGGACCTTCTGAGGAAGAAATGTATCATCACCATACCTCACATCGTTTCTGTGATGATACTCGTGATATTTGTGAGATATGCGGATCTTCCAAGATTGAAGTAGATTCTGTTGGGACAGAATGGGGATATAGACTTTATTGTTTAAAGTCAACTATAACAGGTAAGATCACATGTATTACATGTCCATTTCCAAGAAAATGTAAAACTTGTTTAACTGTATTTCCAAGTGGGAATTCTTTGTTCAGACACTTGCAAGAGAATTCAGAACACATTAAATGAATAGAATTCAGAACACATTAAATGAATAGATTCTATTCATTTAACAATATTTTCATGCTAAATATGGTATTTGAAAATCCAGGAACGTAAAGATGCTTCTCTGGCAACAGGATTTTCTGAATTATTGAGCCATGCCTTTACCCAAGCATCATGACTCTTTTCGTCATGCTTCTTGATGTATTCAGATTTTTGTTCTTCATCTCTTTTAAGTCTATTTCTGCTCAAGTATTTCCAACGAGCAATGTATTCTTCGTAGCGAGGATGTTCAGGATCACAGATCTTTAATGGTAATTTCCATTCACCTTTCTTTGCGTCTTTCAAGAAACGTTCCATAATAGTACTACGAAAACTAGTTCCTTCAGGGATGTCTTCTAATGATGCACCTGCTTCGATTAAAAGTCTTCCAAGATTTGTATAACCTTCCTTGATACAATACAAAAGTATAGGAACGGTACCAGTGGATCCGACCGAAGGGAGGCAAGTTAAGCCAACGGCGTCCACAGAGCCGACCGAAGGGAGGCAAGTTAAGCCAACGGCGTCCACAGAGCCGACCGAAGGGAGGCAAGTTAAGCCAACGGCGTCCACAGAGCCGACCGAAGGGAGGCAAGTGAAGCCAATATTAGAGACTTTACTGTTCGGATCAAGTTCCCCTGACAATAGATCAGCTATGATTTTCTTTTCATTGTTTGGATGGATTTTCTTACCCTGTTCTCGACAGAACGGTATCTTTGGATCTGACCGAAGGGAGGCAGGCTGGACCATGGGCGCCTGTGGATCCGACCGAAGGGAGGCAGGCGAACCTAACATCTACTTTTATTCTTTCTTTGCTAAGGAAATTTTCAATTCTCTTTTTGATTATTTCTCTCTCGAAGAATATTGTCTAAAATGATGTGCCATATTTTTATCAATTTCTTTGAAGAAAATATTAATGCTCTTGAATATTTAGAAAACGGGTGTCCGCAGAGCGACACCGGTGGAAGCAAAACTTTACGTTTAAGAAAGTATATTCAAATGCAATGGAAGGCAATCGTTGAAACCGAGTGCACAGACAATCTTTCTGATGGTCAGTTAACCTTGAGAAAATTTGAACCTTACATTAGGACCAGAGATCCAAAGAAGTTTTACGAAGCTATGATTGATCGAAATTTCACATTGATGAGACTTTTTCTGATTATGGATTTCGATCCCAATGCTGTTTACGAAGAAAAGCTAATACTTGTCCATGCCCTTCGAGCTGACTCTGTAGAATCATCGTCTTCAATGGATCGATCTGATATTCTTTACAACTATGGCGCTGACATCGATACTGCTGATGAAACCCACGCGACTATTCTTCATCAAATGGTACGTGAAAACAACTATCGGGCTGTAAAGTGGTTAATTTCAAAAGAAGCTTGTGTTAATACTAATGACATAAATTTTATAACTCCGTCAGCTGATTCTTTATTCTTTACAGACTATGTAATAGCTAATCTTTTGTTAGAAGCTGGTGCTATTGACACAGATGCTTACAAATTTGCTAAAGACAATGGTCTTACTGATGCAGTTTTGTTTATTGAATCTCTTGAAGATTCTAAAGCATATGCTATGGGTTTTGTAAAGAGGCTAACAACGGTATGAGTCATTTCAAATGTCATACAGAGCCATGTCACGATCACTTAGCACATGTTTTGAACCTATTAGGTTCAAACGACTGCTAAGAAACTAAATCTCACCGTTTTCCACAGTAATAGAATAAATAATAATTCCTCCAACAACCATTGCACTTGCAAGACCCAGTGTAGAAACTATTGTTTCAATACACAAACCAAGACATCCATTGACAACACCAATGAAGATCAATATTGGAACAATAGTAGGAATCCACAAGACGATAGTAGCCGCACCAAGAAAGAACAAAGTTGATCCAGCAATGTAGCCAGTAAGTATTGCAGCAATTTTAGCTACAGCAATTGATGTATCTATAATAGGATCTGTGGGATCAACACTTTCTTTGGCTTGTGACAAAAAGACACCAGAACTGGTTGACAAACTCCTTGCTACGGGAGCTGATGTTAATTCAAAAAATCAATTTGGATTGACGTGCATTGAAATTGCTTCTCAAGCAAGTGATTTAGAATTGGTTACAAAGCTCCTCGCTAAGGGAGCAACTCCAACAACTAAAGCATTGCAGTACGCTTGGGAGAAGAAAAGTCTTCCAATAGTTGTTGCATTGTCCAACGCTGGTGCGACTATATAGTTTGTGCTCAGTGTGACTTTATAGTCTGCACACGATGAAACAAAAAAATGATACAATTCGTATCATTGACATCAAAAATGAACTTATATTTTTTGTTATAGACTCTGAGAATTGTATTTTTTAGTTAGAAAATACCGAACAAGTTCTAACAAGGAACACAGTGGAAATTAATCACACTGGACCTAACTCCAATAAGGAGATGGGTGGAGCCATGCCGATCAATGGCGAGCGGCGTCGCGAGCGGCGTCGCGAGCGACGCATGCACTGTACAGCTCGTCCCAGGCGGCACAACGGGCATTGTAGGCGGCCGTGCGATCAGCAATCGACTTGTCGATGGCGGTCTTGAGAGCAGCAGCGTCGTAAGCAGCCTTAGCATCGTCGCGACGCTTCTGGATATCGGCCCAGGTCAAATTTTTTTCCATGATGGCAAGCTTGTACCGCGTGTACCGAGACCTGTCAAATTCGCACAGTTTAGAATTTTCGTTCTTGGTAACGATGGCTGCCTTCTCGTACAACTCCCGGGCATTGTCCCTGGCGGCCTTCGAAGCTTCACGGGCATTGCGAGCGGCGCCAGAGTCGTTCGCCCTGGCGGCCACAACTTTATCAAGATAAGCCTTTTGAGCGGCATCGAAAGCTTTGCGTAACAAATTTTCGGCATCACATGCCGCTTCGTAAGAAGCCGCGATATCGTAAGCCGAGATGACATCAGAACACTCCACATAAACCTTCCATTGACTCTTACGCTCAGCTTTGCAGCGATTCTCGATTTCCTTGCGAGAACCCTCGATCTTAAGCTCGACGAGGCATGCCTCGTCGTACTTGGCGCGGGCTGCAATGACGGCTGCCTGAGCGTCAGCAAGAACTTGCGCAGCAGCCGGAGCCTGAGCGACAGCGGTCGCGTCACGAGCAGCCGGAGCCTGAGCGACAGCGGTCGCGTCACGAGCAGCCGGAGCCTGAGCGACAGCGGTCGCGTCACG